GCCGAGCAGGTACTCGTCGGTCAGCCAGTCCACCCGGACGGTGGGCTGGTGCGCCGTGCCGATGGCGCTGGCGGTGGCGGCCGGGGCGTCGACGGGGCCGGTCGTGTAGGTCAGGTGCTTGAGGAGCTGGTCGGAGCGGAAGATGCCGCCCGTATCGGGCGTGACGCCCATGTCGACGGTGACGACGGTCGGATCGTGGGCGGTGCCGACGGCGCTGGCATGTCCGGCGTCGACGGAGACGAGCGGGCCGCCTCCGACGATCTGGATGGTCGGGTTCCAAGCCGTGCCGACGGCGGAGGCCAAGCCCGCTATGACGCCGACCGAGCCGGTCGGGTCATACGCGGCAGCCAGGGCGGCCGCGACGCCGGGCTTTGGTGAGACGCCAACGGTCGGAGCCTGCGCTGTGCCCGTGGCGCTGGCGCTCGGCGCCGTCGCACCGACGCTGCCCTTGGCTGCCTGGGCGGTGCCCGTGGCCGATGCTGCGCCTGGGACGGCGCCGACGCTGGCCTTGGGCGCCTGCGCCGTGCCGGTCGCCGACGCGAGGCCGGTGGGGGCGAGTGCCTCGCCGCGCACCGTGGGCTGGAGGGCCGTGCCGGTCGCGGACCCGACGCCCGCGACGGCTCCCACGCTCGCAGTCGGCGCTCGGCTCGTTCCCGTGGCCGCCGCTACCTCGGCTGGCGCGGAGGTAGCGGTCAGGGCCTGGGCAGTGGCGTTGTAGGCCGTACCCGTGGCCGATGCGACGCCGCCCATCGTGGCGACATGGGCCAACGGCTGCTGGCTCGTGCCGGTCGCGGACCCGACGCCAGCCAGTGGGATCTCGCGGACGGCGAGGAGAATGGCCGCGACATCGTCGGTGATGGTCGCGCCGCCGACGTTCCGGGCGCCCTGCCCGGCGGTCGTCTCGTAGAACGTGTCGATGACGAACAGGCCGAAGTCGATGGACGCGGCGGCCGAGGCGGGTGCGGTGCTATTCGGACCCGCTGCCGTGACGTTGCTGGTGCCCTGATAGCGGCCCATGAACCGGAGCGAGTTCGTCCCCGGCGAGCCATCGGTAACGGTGTCTTCGGCGAGGGTGCCGGTGCCGGTACCCGTCGAACTGGCGGCCGTGGCGATGGCCGTCGATGCGGCCTTGGTCTTGACCCCGGCCTGGTAGACCTCGGTCGGGGTGGACGCCGTCACCGTGTAGGCGACCGCGTACATCTGGACCGCGTTGTTCGTGCGGTTGACGACGACGGCCTTCGTCCCGGTGCCGCAGTTGTCGAGGTAGTACGCCCGGACGGCCCCGAGTTCCGTGTCGGTGTCTGCCGCCGTGTAGGGCACGGCGAGCATCGTCGTGCCACCGTAGGTGACAGACGTGTCCGTCAGCGCACCGATGCTGAAGACGAAGACCAGGGCGCCTCGCGGTGTGCCCGCGGGGACGTGGTTCCATGTGAAGGACGCCGACGAGGTATTGCCGGTTGTTCCGGCGTGACTCTCTGATGCGGCGTCGAAGCCGACTGCCATGAGCTACAGCGCGAAGGTCAGGATGCCCGAGCCGTTCCAGACGATGGTGAAGCGACCGAGGGTGACGGTCTGGGAGCCGCCGAAGTAGTGGAAGCTGATGCCTTGATCCGCGACCGGCGCGGCGGTCGTGTCGTCGTACAGCAGGCACCCGCTGGTGGCCGCGAGGGTCGTCGTGTCGCTGCCGCTGACGGTGTCGGCGGCGTCGAAGGTGATGGTCGTGGCCGTGTTGTCGCTGATCGTGCGGGTCGCCAGCGGGCGGCCGACGGTCGGCCAGCCAGCCGGGGCGCCAGTGCCGGTGTCAGTGATGTGGTTGGCCGCCCAGACGCCCGCGCCATACGCGGAGTTGGCGCTGGTCACGACCTGGCTCGGGGTGATCGTCGTGTCGAACAGCGCCGCGTTCAGGATGGCGTCGTCGATGAGGTCCATCGCCGTCGTGTTGTTCAGGATGTCCGTGACGTAGGCGCTGAAGATCTTGCTGACGGTCCAGGCCACTAGATGTCTCCCTTGGCATGTGCGGTGGGGGCGAAGACCATGACGTCGTTAGTGCCGTCGGCACGCTCGGTCACGATGTTCATGACGGGGCGCCCATCCGGGGCGATGAAGACGTCCTCGCCGGCGACGTAGTCCTCTCGCTCATGCGCGACGACCTTGGCGTCCATGCTCCGGGGCAGCATCGGGGCCGTCAGGCCGCGGAGCTTGGGGCAGACGTGGAAGCGGGAGTGCGGGCGGTACTCGCGCGTCTGGTCGGTCGCCCCGCAGTTGGGGCAGTACCAGTCCTGGATGGGCGCCTCGAGGATGTGCGTCATGGCTTGACGCGCCGCTCGACGACGCGGATCGGTCGTCCAGCGACGTCACGCTCGACCTCACGGACGACGGCGTAGGCGAGGATGTCCTGGAGCTCGCGGACGGCGTCAGCGAAGGGCGTCATGTCGGGCGCGGGCGGTGGCTCGACGTTGACGATCGGCGCGGGCAGGTGGACGACGGGCGCTGGGATGGCGACCGTGTCCGGTAGGGTGATCTCGTCCATGTGGATGTGAACGGCTTCGGACCTGGCGGGTGGCGGTGACACCTTGGACTCGGTCGCCACGTTCTCGCCCTGCACCGTGACCGGGACGAGCCCGAGGTGCTTGATGGGCGACAGGCCGACCGCGGCCGCCGACGACTCTGGGTCGAAGCCTGCACGGATGAGGGTGCCGAGGTCGGCGATGCGCGGATCGGTGAAGTTGTTGTTCGGCGTATTCAGGAAGCCGCCGCCGTTGTCCTCGCCAAGCGGCGCCCAGTCCTCGAGCGTCCGTGCCTCATCGACCTTCATCACGCGGTCCTGGAGGAGCGAGTCGTAGATGCCAGCGCGGGTCTTCAGGTCACCGCGCAGGAGCGCGTTGAAGTTGAACTTGAAGTAGGTGTCAGCGCCTGGGATAAGACGCCGATGGCCGAGCTCGAGGGGGCCGGTGTAGTGAAGCAGGCAGTAGTCGATGAAGTGCTGCGCCCGCTCCACGGCCGAGGCATAGGCCACGCCGCCCGGCTCCTGGCTGCCGATCATGAAGGCGGGCACGAGGTACATGCCCGCGATCTCCTCGCGGCTCATCTTGCGGCCGGCGATGTACTCGGACTCGGCCTGCGACTGGCTGATGGGCTTGAAGGTGGCGCCGCCCTGGAGGACGCCGATGCTGTATCCGGCAGGCCCTTCGCGCTTGCGCTTGAAGCCCTCGCGCAGATCGTCCATCTGCTGCTGCGTCAGGTCACCCGCCTCGCGGGGCACCTCGATCACGCCCGTGACGAGGCCGCCACCACTGATGAACTTGGACGCCTGCTTCTGCGAGGCGAGGTCGATACCGATGGAGAGCGCCGCGGCCTCGACGGGGTTCAGGCCGCGGGTATAGCCGGGCGGCAGGATGAACGGGATGTGCAGGCAGTTGCGCGCAGAGAGCACCGCCAGCGTGAGCCGCTTGCCGGCGTCGGTCACGACGTAGACGGGCGAGTCGTCGCCGTCCTTGATCTCGACCTGCGCCGGGTTCAGGACAAGCAGCCGGAACGCCTCGTCGACGTCCGGCGAAACAGCCACAAAGGCGTTGCCGTCCTGGAGCAGCGAGAGCGCGAGCTGGCGCTTGTAGCTGATGGAGGTGTAGTTCGGGTTGAAGGGGTTCGGCTCGTCGACCCATGAGGGCGGCGACGCGACCGGCACCCGAATCTCGCCTTCCTTGCGCAGGATGTCGACCGGCAGGTTGGCGATGGTCCCGCTGATGATCGACTGGCAGGCCCAGACAAAGGGGTTCTTGCGGGCGCTCTCCGAGGTGACCCGGCTCGCGCCACCGGGCTCGAGGTCGTGGCCGAAGATGGTCTCGAAGCTGAGAGCGCGCTCCTCGTCCATGACGACCGGGGAGTGGTCGAGCGTGGCGAAGGACGGCGGCAACGTGAAGAAGGTACGCAGGGCGTCGAAGATAGCCAAGGGTGGCTCCTAGTCGAAGGAGACGAAGGCGACCGACGCCGGGCGTTGACTGCTCCAAAAGCGGGCGCGGTCGTAGGCGCCGACGGCACAGACGGCGAGGTCGATCTTGCGGATGGAGGTCTTGGACTCCTTCACGATGCGCGGGCCGTGGCGGTCCTCCTTGAGGACGGCGTTGGCGACATGCGAAGCGAGTCGGGCATCCCCATCGTGAGAGAAGGCACCGGAGACGGCGCCCTGGTAGAACTCCTGGCAGGCCGGGACCATGCGGGCGAGGCTGTTCGTCGGCCACGAGATGATCGGGATGCCGTCAGCCTCGAGACGGGCGAAGAGGTCCTGGAAGCGCGCCGGGTCGAAGGCGAACTCCTTGAAACCCGGCATGGCCGCGATCTCGCGCACGCGCTGCTCGATGGCGAACATGTCGACGTGGCCGAGGGCGGCATCGGGCGTCCAGTGCCCGACGACGCTGAAGTGCGGGTCGCTGATGGTGCAGGCGACGACGCCCGTGGAGTCGTTGTTCCACGAGCCGTCAAGGAAGGCCACGAAGGGCTTGGCCGGGTCGAACGGCTGTCCCTTGGCGAGACCGGACCAGATGCCGTGGGGCAGCCAGGCGGAGGCCGTCGTGGTCCATTGGTTGAGGTGGAAGCGGCGGAAGCCGGACTCGTGCTTGGCGTCGCCGTCGGCGTCCTCGATGAGCGCCTTCTCGAAGAGGAAGTCCCCGAGGGCCGGATTGGCCTCCGACCAGGCGGCGGGGTCCATCCAGTCGCAGTCACGGTCGCTGGGCTCGCTCCACCAGAAGTAGATCTCGCCCCGCTGGCCCTGCTCGTAGAGTTCCCAGGCGAGAGTCGTGCGGTCGAAGCCGGCCGTCGTGATGCCGATGAGCATGGGGTTCGCCCGGCCGCCCATGCCGTAGCGCATCGCGTCCCACAGGTCGCGGTTCGGCTGGACATGGACCTCGTCGAAGATGACGAAGGACGGGTTGAGCCCCTGTTGGAGCTCGGCGTCGGCCGAGAGGACGCGGTAGATGCCGTCCTGCGGGCCCTCGAGGTGCCAGCGCTGGATGCGGATGATCTCGGCCAGCTCGGGCTCCGCCCGGACCATGCGCTTCGCCTCGTCGAAGACGATCGAGGCTTGCTTGCGGTCGCCGGCGCAGGAGTAGACATGGGCGGCGGGACCGAGACAGACGAGCGCGTAGATGGCGAGCGCGGCACCGAGCGTCGACTTGCCGTTCTTGCGCGGCAGGCCGATGTAGGCGTAACGGTGGCTTGGCTGGCCGGCCTTGTCGAAGAGGCCGTGGAGGATCTCGTGCTGCCAGGGCCGCAGGACGATGAGCTTGCCGCGCTCGGGTCCGATCGTGTTCCGGCACAGCTCGCCGATGAAGCCGCAGGCACGGTAGCCGCAGTCAGCCGGCCTTGGTGACGTACTTGGCGAGCTTCCGTTCTGGCGGGGCCTTGGTGACGAGCCCGCCCGACGTGGCCGGCGTGAGGCAGAGCCGGTTGGCGAGCTGGAGGTGGAGACTGACAAGTTCGCGCCACTCCTTCGAGCCCTTGGGCTGCATCGCGTTGAGCGTGGCCGCGACCTCGCAATACTGGCGGAAGGTCTCCGCGTGGAGCGCGCCGATGTGCTGCGTCGTCTCCACGATGGCCATGATCCGGTCCCAGATGACGGCGGCCTCCTTGGCCATCGGCGGACGATCTGGCGGGACCTGGGGTGCAGGAGCCTTCGCCAGACGGCGCAGGTGCTCTTCGCCCTTCAGGATGCGGATCGCCTGTGGTGCGGGTGGTGCGCCGCGCTGGCCCATAGGTCACAGACTCCGAATATGTGTCGGTGCGTCTCTGCGGC